GTCCTGTTCCTGGCTGTGGCGGATGACCTCCGCCACCTCCGGGGGCACCTCAATGTTCTTTCCGCGCTGCAGCTGGTAGTTCACACCGTTCACGCTCACGAAAAGGTCGCCCTTGTATTTCCCGCCGTCCGAAAACAGCCGGATCGTCTCAGTCTTTTTCTTTGCTTCTGCCATTTTATCGGCTCCTTTCTATTTCCTCTAAGCAGGGCTCCCCCCTTCGGGGGAGCTCCACGACATGCCGCCATAGGCGGATGGAGTGGTGAGAGGGTTAGTTCGCCTCAGCCGTTGCGCTGTACCGTGCGCTGCAGCTCTCAATGCGCACCATGTACTGTTCCACCAGGCGCTCAGCGGTCTTGTGTGCCTTCCAGCCCACAGATGCGCGCTGGTTCAGGGGATCGTCACCGTAGCCCAGCTGCTTCACGATGTGCTCCAGGCCGCCGCCCTCGATCTCGGTGGAACCGTAGGCGTGGGCACCCAGGATCAGGGTGCTGAACACAGCCAGACCCGCCGGGCAGCCGGTGCCCTTCCAGATCTTTGCCTCGCTGGTCTCCACAAAGCGCACACCGTGCAGCGTGCCGATCTCGCCGTTGTAGATCTCGTCCGGCTGGGCGTACTTGTGCACATCGATCCAGTCCGGGTCGCGGCGCAGGTCATAGGCCACATAAGGGTGGATGATGCCCACAAAGCTGGTGCCGATGGGGTCAGCGTTCATAGCCTTCAGCTGGGTGGCCGCACGGGCGATCAGGTCGCTGGTCAGCTGGCAGGTCGCGTCCAGGGTGGCGCGGCTGGTCACAGCGGTCTCCGCGCCGCCTTCGCCGATCTTGGGCGCATAGATCACGTTGGTGCCGCCCGCCAGCACATCACGCACGATGGTATCCAGAGTGCGGCCCGCCTGGCTGGCAATGATCTTGGTTGCCTGCACGATGTTGTTGTCAATGGCGGTCAGCTGCAGCGTGTCGGTAATGGGCACCCAGCCGCCGTACTGCTTTACCTCAGCGGTAACGGTGGAAACGTTCATGGTCTGGCCGTCCGGGGTCACACCCTCGGTCAGCGGAGTGGTGGCCTTGGGCAGGCTGTCATACTTGCGGAACTCAATGTTCTTGCCGCCGTTGGCCGGAATGGGATACGGGTCGCCGAACTGGTCATGCACCAGGGCAGGCTCTGCCTGGTCGATCAGGCGCTTCTCGTAAAAGGTTTTCATCTCGGCACTCATGCCGGATGCGCTGGTGGTATTCTGGTTCTGGGTGCTGGCCGTTGCAAACATCTGCAGATCCAGCTTCATGGTCTTGTCTTTCATAGCTTCCTCCTGTTAAAGTGTAATAACTTCACCCCGCATGACCCGCTTCTCCATCTCTTCCATTTCCTTGCGGCTCATGTGGGATACGTCGATCTTGGTCTGCACCGCGCCGCCGGGGCGGGTGCCATTCTCGCCGGGCCGGGCGTTGCGCTGCTGCATCCGGTTCACCACGCCCTGCTCCACCTGCCGGGCCGTGGCGGCCTGCTGCTGTTTCAGGATGTGATCAAAGTAGGCGCTGCGGTAGGCGTTTGTCATAGAAACGCCCGACCGCATCATCTTCTCCACCTCCGGGTTCGCCAGCACCTCAGCCATGTTGAAGTCGGGATACTGGGCTTTCAGCTGCTCCGCTTCCCGGTCCCATCCGGCCTGCAGCTCTGCAATGCGGGCCTGCTGGACACGCTGACGCTCCATCTGCTGGATCATCTGCTGCTGTTCGGTCAGGTGCTTGTTCTGGCTTTCCAGCTTGTCCAGCTCCCGGGCCGTCCTGGTGGAAACGCCCTTCTCCATGGCCAGCTTCTCGTAGTAGGCATCGTCTTTCACCGCGCCGTTCCGCACAGCCTCGGTCAGGGCCACCAGATCGTTTGCATCCGTGCCGTACTTTTCCTGCAGCGCCTGCATCAGACCCTTCATGGCCGGGCTTGCTTCCAGCCGCCGGGTCGCTTCGGTCACGGCGTTCTGCATCAGCTCCTCGGTCAGGTCGGCATACTCTCCGCGCAGCAGCTCACCAAAGGCTTTCCGCCGCTCCTCCGGGCTCTTGGTCTTGCCTTCGCCCTTCTCCTCGCCGTCCTTGCCCTCGGCTTCGTTCTGGTTCTCTGCCGCTTCCTCGTCCAGCTCAGACTTTTCCTCACTGCCAAGGGCTCCCCCCTCGGGGGAGCTGGCGGCGCTCTGCGCCGACTGAGAGGGTGAGCCCTCTTCCCGGCTGCTCCGCTTCAGCACCCCGCTCCGACGGGCCAGCCGCTCTTCTGCCGGCCGCAGAGCAGGCTCCTGCACTGCCGGGGCCGCATCCGCAGCACTGGCGGCAGCAGCGGCAGCGCCGCCGTCACCGCAGCCCTCAGCAAACAGCTGAAGGTTTACCATTTTCTCCTGGCCGTTCTTGCTTTTGTCCTCATAGTGGATGTTTGCCGGATATCTCTCCGCCAGCAGGGCAAGACCCGTCTTTGCAAACTCCATTGCTGTCAGGTCTGTCGGGAATATGCTGCCGGTCAGCTTCACCGAAACACGGGGCCCGGGCAGCTCATTGTAGGCACAGCACTCGGCCTCGTCACAGTCAGCCAGCACATACACCAGCGTCTCCATCAGCATGGATGCACCCGCGCACACGATGTCCTGCCCTCTGGGCGCATAGCCTGCATGGCCAAAAACTTCCAGCCTGCGCACCCGTGCACCAGTGGGCTGGTCGAACTCTACATACTCTGCATGGATCATTCTATCGCTCCTTCTGAAAATCACTTATTCGGATTATTCACATTCATGGCCCGCTGTGCCGCCTGGGTGGCCAGGCTGTTGCCTCCGCCGCCCACCACAGCCCCCAGGCCGTTGGTCGCCGTCTTTGCGGTGGTCTGTCCGCCGCTGCTGCCCCCCGTGGTTCCGGCCGCCTGTGCAGCGGCCCCGGCCATGGCGCTCATGTTGGTGCCGTTCTGCTGGTCAATGATGGCGCTCAGCTTCTGCAGCTGCTCCATGGCCTGCTGCAGCTGGGTGTACAGGGTGCCGTTCTGCTGCACCCGTTCCCGCACCTTTTCGATGCCCTCAAAGTCCATCATATCCAGCACCGCCAGCGCCGCGTCAGCGTTGGCCGGGGCAAACAGCCCCATCTGGTAGCACTCCTTTGCCGTCTCGTTCTGGGAAAGGCGGCTGAAGGTGCTCTTCTTGGCAGCCGATACCGTGATGTCAAACACCGGCTCGCGGCTGCCCAGCTCCACCCCGCCGATCATGCCAACCGGCTGGGGCTGCAGCATTGCCCCGGAGAACTGCACATACTCCGGCTGGCCGCTGTCGCCGGTAATGCGGTAGACCCGGCTCTCGTCGTAGAACTGCCGCATCAGGTCGATGATGAAATAGCACTCCTTTGCAAAGGCCCGGTAAGCGCTTTTCAGCATATCACGGGAGAGCTTCGAGCCAGCCTCCTGCAGCGCCGCAATGGCAGAAGCCGCAGTCAGGCCGCTGGTGGTGCCGCCCTGGGAAACATCCCGGTTGCCGCTGATCTCCTTCAGCTCCGCCACTCTCGCGTCCCGGTAGGTGATCAGGTTGCCCGCCAGTCCCGCTGTCTGTAAGGGCCGCAGGGTCTCGTCCGTCACCCGCCCTGCCGCGTGGACGATGTCCTTGCCGAAATCGGCCAGCTCCTTCTCGTTGATGCCCGCCCCGTCCTGGATGATGTACCGCGCCTTGGCCGAAAGCTTCACGTTCTCGTCCATGGCCGCGTTCATCTCGTCAATGGCGGTCTGGGTGTCCTTCATCACGTCGATGTACCCAAAGCCCGCCGGGCTGTCCTCTTCCACAAACAGGGTATCGAACACAAAGGGGTACTTTCCGTGGTCGTAGAATCCCCGGTCAGCAAGGGCCGGGTCGTTCTCGCTGGCGTAGAGCACCACGCCGTTGCAGAACTTGCAGTAGTGCAGCAGAGGGGGGCCGTTCTCCCGGGCCTTTTTGTAGTACCAGTCCACCACCACGCTCTTGTCCGAGGTGTCAATGCTCTGGTCGTGGATGTACTTTGCCACCTCCAGCGTGCTGCCGGTGTGGCCTTCCAGCTGTGGGTACTGGGCCTTCAGCTGCTCGTTGTCGGCCACCGCCAGGCTGAACAGGTGGGGGCTGTCCTGGATGTCCATCACGCCGGGCTCCCAGTACATCATCAGCAGATCCATGCTCTTGATGGAGATGTCTCCCACGCCGTTCCTTAACCCCGGGTCCCAGAAGATGCCCTTCACGCCGGTGCCCTGCTTGAGCTTGCGCCACCAGGTGTCGCTGTACACCTGCTCGTATTCTGCCTGTTCCAGCAGCACCGGCAGGATCTTGGAAAGCACCTTGGCGGTCTGTTCGTCGTCCGCTGCCCGGGGCAACACGTTGGGTTCCGGGTAGTTGTCCATGGCATCCGCGTGTTTGTTGGCAATGCTGTTGAACAGCCACCCGCTGGAAGGTTTGGGCTTGCCCTCCATCATCTCGTTTTTGTAGTTGGCCCAGTGCTGCATCCGGAACCACAGCTCGTTGTCCACGATCCGCTTGTCCAGCGCCGCCTTGCCGGTCTTGTATCTCTGTAACAGCGCCGTGGCCTTCGCCACCTGCTCTGTGCCGATCACGTCGGTCATACTCTAAAAAACCTCGCTTTCTTCCCCAGCTCCAGCGGGTCATCCGGCATGGGCTGCACCGGCTCTGTCCGGGGCGGGCTGAGGGGATTCTCCATCAGCACATACCGGCACTCATCGTAGATGTGATCCTCCTGGTCGGTGTCAATGTCCTCCACGTTGCTCTCGCTGTATACCAGGTTCGGGATGGTGCGGATAAAGTGCTTGCAGGTGTTGAACACCTGCAGCATGGGCCGCCCGTCCGCCTGGAACGCCAGCCGGTAGTGGAACTGCATCTTTCCGGCGAGCCGTGTGTGGTCGCCGGGAGCCCAGTGCAGAAAGTTCGGGCTCTTTTCCTGCATGGCAGCAATGCTCTCGCCCTGGCTCTCGTTGAAGATGGCCGGGTCGGCCACGCCCAGAATGGTGCGGCCCCGGAGCATGGGGTCGTTCTCTTCTGCTTCCCGGATCATCCTCGCCTGCTTCACAGGGTCAGCTTTGATGCCCTCGTTGGGGGTCCCGGTGCAGCCGTACAGCTCCCGGATGCGGTAAAGCCTGCCCTCTTCGTCCGCCGCATACCACCCCACGGAAAAGGGCTTCGAGTAGCCGAAATCGTACCCTCGCCAGATCTTCCAGTGTCCCGGGATGCGGAACGGGCGGATCACATGTGTCCACCGCTGGTCGTCGTAGTGGGCCGGGTCGTTCTTCCACTCGGTGAACACCTGCCCGGTAAAGCTGTCCCAGTCGCCGTAGAGCAGGGCTTTCTTCTCCGCTTCCGGCAGCGCAGCCAGCGTG